CTAAGTGGCGATCCTGTACCCCCACCATCTTGCATTTGTATTCCTGTACCTGTTGTGTTTGCTCTAAAAAACATCAAAGGTTTATTTATGACAGGTGCTTGGTTGTCATCTACAAAATATCCAAACCCTATTGTTGTATCACTATTGTCGTTTCCATCTGTAAGCTTTTCAAAGAACATTTTTTCAAAGGGTAATTGTACCCTGTAGTCTTGCCCCCTGTTTAATCTTGGGTCTCTACCACTACCTGATGTTGAACTTGCTTTTATACTTCCTAATTGTCTATTGTTTAATTTTTCAAAAAAGAACGCACCAAATGTTTTAGGATCAGCAAACTTAAATTGTATATCATTGAATGGGACACTAAAATTACTTTCTCCTTGACTTGTATCTACAAACTCTGTAATGTCTCTGCTTGAACCACCTGCATAAAAACTATCCAATGTCTTTACAACTACTTTACCAAAGTCATCATTACTTGGATCATCCTCAATAAATGCAGTTAGATTAAAGGTTTTAAATATACCTGTTAAAAACTCTAGTATGCCTATGTCTGGTATATTGTCTTGAACATTGATTGTCTCTACCAAACTATCAGGTTCTACAATACCTGCCGTTATAGTTGCAGAAAAATCCTCACTTGAATCTTCTGATTCCGATACTCTAACAAATTGTAGAGAGTATGTTAAGTTCAAACTTGTCTCTGTAGTCTCTATAACAAATTGTATGTTTTGTTGTTCAAAAGTTCCATTAAAAGCATTTGCAAATGTTCTGTTAAGTGTTACACTTCCTGTTTGTGTATATGGTTGTTCTGCTACTATTTCTCCTGTATCTGCTTTTCTTAATTTAGCAGTAAACTTCTTACTAGATACAGAAGGTGTGATAGTCCATATTATTTGCATTGTTTCAGATTGTATCAAACTGTTTAATCCTGTACCAACAACAAATCTAAATATACCACCATCAAATACAGGTACAAAATCAAACTGACCATCACTAAAGAAATTTGTAGTATCTCCACTAAAACTCTGTATTTTATTTATGATTATTTTATTTACATCACTTTCATTGCTTTCTGTTATACCTATTTCTCCTTTGTTTCTATGTAACCACATATAAAGGTCAGCAAATAGTCCTGTCTCTTGGAAAAAGTCATCACTAAATTGTAATTGTATATCATTGTCTTGCTCTATAACTCGAATAATATCTATTACTCTTAATGCAGGTTTGAGGTCTGTAAATACAAAACCCATTGTACTGCCAAGTCTTTCTGTAGCTTGACCTGAGTTTACTGTCGATTGACTACCACTAGCAAAAAGGTTTCTTGTTGTGCTTGATCTTTCTTGTGTTGTCAACACACCACTTGCACCACTATTATAGATGAATCTTTGTGTGTGTGATATTATAGGATATATAACGTGAGCCGTACTAGTTGTACCACCACTTAAAGCCGTTACAAATGTTTGTACTCCTTGTCTTACGTTTGATACATCGTATGCGTGGTCAAACTGTGAAAAATCCAAACTAGATAATCTTCTATCCTTTAGTTTGTCTTTAAGTGTAACTGTTTCTCCAAAGAACGTAATATTGTAACTATCAGGTTGGTTATTCTTGAGCTTGACACCATTTAAAACTATATAACCACTTTTGAATCTTTTGTAATTTAATTCTAGTACAGCTCTTAGTTTAGAGTTTGCATTGAATATAGAATCTGCAACTCTATCCTCTACGATGTCTGATCTGTAGTAGTGTCTAAATAATAAATTGTTTTTACTACTAGCAGGTAAACTGAATGACTTACTAAAATCTGTAAATACTTTTTCTATGTCTCTAATGTCTTGTATTGTTTGTGTAAGACTAATTTGTTCATCTTTAAATAAATCAAGTCTTTGGTAGTCTATGTCTGTAATAAGGTTTATCTCGTTCCACTTTCTAAATGTGTTTTCCCAATTAGTTGTGGTCAAATTCCACAAATCTGGATCAGGTTGTGGATTGTCTATTACTATGTCTGGTATTAATAGACTTACTTCATTCATTATCTTATTGTATTTATTTTATCAAAAGCATACTTGAATGTCATCGTATAGTTTGCAAGTCTATCATTAAGTGATGTCTTGAATGTAACATTTTGATCTTGTGGTATTACAGGTAAATATTGATTGTTTTGAAATATCCAACATCTTTTACTTGTAAGTATCTGTTCTATTACTTGGTTGTAACTATCATCTACATATCCTGTATTTAGTATGATTGTTTCTCTACTGTTTATGTTTCTGTTTCTATATTGATGATTGTTTACAGAATATGTTGCACCTGTTGTAAGTGTACTGCTTTTGAATTCATCTTTTTGTACATTAACACTCTCAATAGATTTTAAAAAGAAATTTACTTTTTGTAATGCACCTGATTTGTTTACAAACACTATTGGTAGGTTTGTGAATCTATTACAATCTTGTTCCTCTATTTCTATTGTTTCTGTTGATCCACCTGTTACTATATCTACACTTGTAAGTGTTGCAGTTGTACTTGTTGCATATTCTATTGCACTATTGGAGTTTGACACTCCTGTTGATACTGTTACACTTGATACTGTTGAACTACCATTTTTGAAGTTTACAGTAGTTGCACCTGTTAATGTATCACTTCCAGAATTTACACTCAAGTTTGCAAGTACAGGTATGTATAAGACTTCTTGTGTTTCTCTAAATATCTTTGTATTATTAATTAGTTTTGTTACACTTCCTTTATGTCTTGTAAGTGTTTGTGTTGTTGCACTATTGGATGAGCTTGTAATATCAAAACCTTCTTCAAAATATCCAACACCATCAAAAGCCAAATAGATAGAGCTGATAGCATCAAGGCTTGTACCTGATGAATTTTTAGGTGTTGCCGTTGTTTGTACCCAAACATTTACACCATTGCTACCAAACGTACCACTAAAACTATATGCGATGTAATCTTTTATAAGTTCCCCTATCTCAAATATAACATAGTTGTTATTTCCTACTTCATTCTTTACAAGTTCATAAGTTGTAGAAGGACTTGCATTAAAAGCACCACTATATATTGCAAGTGTTAAATTACAACTTGCTAAGTTTGTGTTTTCTATTTTAAGATAGACAGGACTGTTTATATTTATTTTTTCTATTGCCATTATAATTCTTTTTCAAAGTCGTTTACAAATGATGCGATAAGTTCTGGTGGTAATGTTTCAAATCTTTTCTCAAAAGGCTTTGTAAAAAACAAACTAGGTTTAATGCCTTGTTCAAATATTGATCTTGCTATTACATAATTAAGACCTTTTCTTTTTGTAAACCTACCACCCTCTCCTCTTGGTGCAATACCTTTTCTAATAGTCCACTTGTCAAAAACTTTTGCAGGTGGTCTTTTGTTTGTGTATTTAAAAGGTGTATCATATTTTTTCTTTGTACCACTTACACCTTGATCCTGATAGTTTCCATATTCTTCCATTATGAATTGTAATATAAAACCTGTATTGTCTGACAGTATATTATAGTCCAATGATTCGTACAATCTTTTACTTACATTCTTATTACCTCTAGTAAGATTTGCACGTGATTGTTTTATCACATACTTTGCAAAATCATTTAATATCTTTTTTGTTTCTTGTAATTCCATCAACAAATACTTATATCATTTTCAATTAGTATATCCATAGTACACGCCCATCCACCTAATCTGTTTTCAAACCTTTCATAAAATGGCTCACATACTGGATCACCAGATAATTGGTATTTAGATGTATATAATGATCCTCTACGTAGTAAGTGTATTATTTTGTTTATGACTGCTAGTTGTGTATTTAGCACATCCTGTTCGTTATCATTACCTACAAAAATATCTGTTGTTTCATCTTTGTATTCATTAACAACATCCATAGCCATCAAGGTAATATTAAATACCAAAGCTTGTTCTTGTGCCGTTACTGTATTTACAATAATATGTGCAAGAGGGAATATAGTTTGTTTGGATAAATCTATTTCTGTTATGTCTCCAGTTGTTACTGTGTTAACATTTGGATCAAGCAACAAATTTGTTTTGATTGTATCTGTCAGTTGGTAAAAACCTCTTATCCCTTGATTGCTCATTTATATTTTCTTTTTAATTCTCTTGCTTCTAATTCGTTTTTCTCTTTCATAAATGTTAACATTAACAAACATTCGTGTAAACCTAGTTTAGTGATATTTTCAACTCTTGTAATATCGTATTGACAGAGGAAGTAAATTTGTCCAATCCATCCATATTTTCCATTAAAGTTTCCAACTGCCGAGATGGCATCTGCTTCTTGTCCTGAAAATAAGACATCATAACTCTCGATAAGTCTATCCCTAAACGATAAAAAAAAAGCATACTACCAAACACCACATCAAGTGGTATATCCTTCATCAGCTCTTGTCCTTCGCCTTTATATTTCTCAATAGTATATTTGCCACTAAATGATGTCTCTATTGGTCTATATAAAACTGCCATTGCTTTGTGCATATCATCCCAACTTGAGATGTAAGTATCAAGATCAACAAACTCTCCTAAACTCATATCATCAAGGTTTGGTATAAAACCATATTCAACTCCATTCATCATAAATCTTTGCTTGAGCTTTGGTTTCTTGTCAAACAAACTACCAAGTATATTTGTAACTTTTGTAACATCTCTTAATTTCATTCTAAAAGAATCTTTATGTGGTATGCCACAAAATATTTCAATCATTTTAGTTGCTAAGAAACTTTCATCTTTGTTATCTTCTTGGATCTTAAAATACTTTTGATATTGAGAAAGTTTGATTTCAGAAAGTTCTGTTGGAACAATTAGTTTAATCTTCATATATATATATCGAAATTAAATCTCAATTTTAGACAAAAAAAAAGGAGGGCGTTTAAACCCTCCTCAAACAACTAACTAAAAATTAAAATTTACTTCATCTTCTCACTATACGGACTCTTTGGAAAGTCCTTAGTTAATATAAATTTAAAATAAATTTCTTTACTTACAAATTCTTTTGTTAACGGATGTAGATATTTTTTTTTCATACTGTTTTAATTAGATATTTTGATTGTAATTTGTATCGAAAAGGTACACCTTTAATCACTTTTTTCCATATACTTTTAAGCTCATCTTTATAACCATAATCGTTTTCCGAACTTGTCGCATATTTGCAAGAAGTATTTGCTTTGCCTGATTCATCCTCAAGCATAATAGACAAAAGGTCTAATTCTCTTTCTGTAAATTTTATATATTCCATTTGTTTTGTTTTTAATTAAACTTTATTTATTTTACAAATATACAACTTTTTTTTTAATTGACAAAATATAATAAGTTTTTTTTTCTACCCCTGTTATCGTATTGCGTATTTTCCACGATTAGGATTTTCAAGTTGCATCATTAAAGCATAACGAGCTGCATCAATACAGTCAGGATGAATACCAGTTGGTTTCTGAATATTGTTACCCTCTTTGTCTTTATCCCAAACATATCCTTGTAATTCTCTAATTAGATTATTAGATGTTGATGTTATGTATATTTCGTTTTGATTTATTAGGTTGATACCATAGATTACAGAATCTCTACCCTTTGTTACTGGGAATATCTTGTGTCCATAACTTCTGATTTCACTTATTGATTTAGGTTCAGCACTATCTGCATATATGTTTTCTAATATTTGTTTGTCTTTTAAAAAATGACTGATGTCTCTATTAAGCATACCTTTTCTGTAAAGTAATTCATCAAATATATAAGCATTATTCCATTTGTAAAGTTTTATGA